GTTGAGGCGCTCAACGATGTTGTTAGACATGTTGACTCCATTGCCATCCTGTCAAATGGCAGTTACTGGGTGAGGTGGCATCCTGGGACAGGACCAAGATGAGAGAATAGACGAGTTTATCCTCTGATCTCCCCACCCACACCTGTGTGGTGTGGATGGAGAGTGCAGAAGAGACATCTACCAAGTCAGGTAGATGCCCCCCCAAAAGACCGTCGTCACCATGGCTGAGCCAGCCATGGCGAGGAGGATCTCGAACATGTCGTCAGACATGGGAGCTCCATTGCCATCCTGTCAAATGGCAGTTACTGGGTGAGGTGGCATCCTGGGACAGGACCAAGATGAGAGAGGTGGACGAGTTCACCCTCTGATCTCCCCACCCACACCTGTGTGGTGTGGATGGGGAGTGCAGAAGACTACCGCGCTCGGCTGAGGATCAGCTCAGCCGAGTACAGGTGCCGAGCGGCAACCCACTCCAGCCGCGCGTCGGTGGCGGCGAGGGTTGCCGCGTGCACAGCGGCACGAAGGAAGTAGAGCGCCCGGAAGAACTCCGAAGAGTTCTTGCGGGTCTCTGCTTCCAGCCGGAGCTGGACGAGGCGGTAGAACATATCCGAGGACATGCTGTACTCCATTGCCTTGCTCACCCAAGGCATAGACGAAGGGGAAGAGACCTCTGTGTGGTGAGCACAGAGGCGTGTGTCCGGGGGTGGACACTGGGGTGAGAGAGGGGGTGGGCTCCAAACTCGAGAGTACGGAACTCACCCATCTATCATACCTACTCCTATATTTTCCCCACAATTTCACCTTCCTATAGAGCACTTCTTTTTGATTTCTTGCATTTTCGCCTTTCTATAAAGTCATTTCATTTTTATTCTCTATTTTTCATATATTTTTTCTAAGTTTCCAGCATATGGTATAAAATCTATGTAACATATATTTTCCCAGGAGGTCAGACTGTGTTAGGAACTCAAAACAAATGGTTATTTACCCAAGCTGACATGCTCTCTGCCCATATTAGTCTTTGGGACTTATGTCACACCCCTGCGGGTGGCAATCTTGAAGATAAGAACTTTCTCTGGGGTAACAACTATAGATACAATCTTGCTTCTTTGTGTGAGGATCTTCTCGAACCTATTATTGATTTTTATGGACGGCCTTTGGTCGTCCTCAAGGGTATGTCTTGGGTAGAAAGGTCTATAGATAAAAAAAACAAAGAAGTTATCTATAAAGGTCTTGACATCTGGGGCCTGAGAGACAGACAACTCAGAGAATATGATGGTTCTTCTTTGCATACCACTGGCTCCGCGGCCAATTTCTTAGTTCCCGGAGTTCCAGCTAGAGATGTTTGGGAATACTGTAGGAAGATACATCTCTTTTATGGTGAGCTTTCTTACTGTTTTAACAAAGAATTAGGAATGGACTATGTCCATATCGCCCTCCCTTCCTATCATAGAGGCCTGACCTACGGTCAAGTAAGAGACACTTCTATTGATAAAAGAGGAAGAGTCAGAACAAAACTATTAGAAGAGACTACACCTCCTCTCGTTGGTAGTGGTAACACCGCCGCCTATCTTCTCCCCTCTGGTGTATTTCGCTTCGCGGAAGGAAAATAAATGCCTACAGATGATCTGATGTACAGATTTAGCTCTCTTGTACAAGGTTTCTCTAAGTGGAACAACTGTACTCATGTTTATAGATATAAAGGCTTTGTAGATAGCTCTACTCTAGGTAAAGCCTGCAGGTATGCTAAGAAGACCAAGGAGTTCTTTGGACACTCTGAGAAAGAAGACTTTGTCAAGTATTTGCGCACATTAAACCAAGAATTAACAGATCTTGTCAAGGAATTAGAGAATGAGTAAAGACGACAACAAGAACACCCCACAGGAAGCTCTCAGTACCCTCTCTATCGCCTCCGTGAGTAAAGACCTTACACAGGTAAGGGCAGTAGACAAAGACCAGTTCTACAAGTTCCTGGGGCTATCTATGGACAAGTATGACAATGTACCCATGGATGCTGAAACTGCAGAAAGATATCGGAATCATATAATTAGTTTAAGGACTGGTTTGCATGCTGTTGTCCCTCTTATATGTGCAGGTCCCAAATGCCCGGTTATTCATAAGTGTCCTTTAGTGGTGAAAGATCCCACAACTAACCAGACAGACTTTAATAGCACACACTTCCCTCTAGCGCGGGCATGTCCTGTCGAAAGAGAGATTCTTCAGCTTCACATAATGGACCTCGTTAAAGAGTTCGAGATCAACCCCGAGAATACTACAGACTTAGCCATAGTTACTAAGATAGCTACATTAGATATCTACGACTACAGAGCTTCTGCACTCCTAGCTAAAGATGAAGCAGGTTCTCTTCTAAGAGAAGAGACTATTGGGCAAGACCCAATAACCAAAGAGGAGTTTACTACTCTTAAGATTCACCCTGCCTTTGATCTCAAAGAGAAGATTCATAGAATGCGTCAAGACCTCCTTAAGTCTATGGTTGCAACCAGGAAAGACAAGATAGATGCAAGAGCCAAGCTAAAGCAAGGAGACGAAGGCTGGCAGACTGATGTTGCCAAGACTATGAGTGAACTCAGTGAGAAGATTCAAAAGCTTGAAGCTCTAGATGTAGAATACGAAGAACTCAGTGTTTTTGATGATGAATAGTCACCAGGAGAAAAATGAAACAAGTTCTTGACGGCAATGCCATTTATACTTTCAATCAAGAAGGGTGTTTAGAAGACGCCCCAAATGGTTGGCCAGCAGTTGTGTTTTTAGATCAGGACTTTATTATGCACTATCAGGATGGATTGACTCATAGTACTTCAGGGCCCGCAGTTACTGGAAAGGACGCACCGGAGGGCCCTGAGTATTACTTCCGTGGGCGTCGACTCAGCAAGCAGCAATGGCAAGATCAAATTTTAGAAGTCGAATATAAAAAAATGATGCTAGGCAATGTTCAATTGGATTAATCATGAAAATCGAAAAGGGAAAATACTAGGCGCGAGCACAATGATCGACGCTTGGGAACAGGTGCGCCGCCCCGCTACGCGGGGAGATTCTCATCTGCAAATAAGTGGCCTCATCCATGGAGGCATGGCTGCTGCTATGAGAAAAGTAAATTCTCAATTTGGCAGTGGCTGGCAGGGCTTATATAACGCTATTATTGGTGTTTATAACTCAGATGATCCAAGGGCGAAGCTGAAAAGATTCCAAAAAACTATTTGGCAAGATCCCGCTCGCAGATATTTGCTAGAACAAGAAATTGAATCCAAGCAACGAGAAGCAAGACTGCAACTTGCTTCTATCAACACTCTTGGGCCTCTTGCTCTTCATGATGAAGAATACGGCACTTGGGAAGGTTTGAACCAGGGAACAAAGAAAGATCTTCATTATGTAACCCTGAATAAAGACGAATACGAACTAAAAGCGGAAGATGCAGACACCCTGCTCATTAAGAAAAGAGGACTCCTCGGAACTCCGACAGGAAAAGCAGTCTCTATTCGTCTTGCTGGTATTGATGCTCCCGAAGTAGAGTCTCACGACTCTGACCCAATGTCTCCTGTTCGTATTGCTGGGGGCCAGCCATATGGAAAGAATGCTGGAGAAAGATTCCAGGAAATACTTGACAGTCAAGATAATATTACAATTATCTTTGATCCAGAAGATGAGACTTATGGACGTGCCGTTGGTGTTGTCTATGACGAACAAGGACAGAATATCAACCTCCGTCTTGTTGGCGAGGGCTCTGCGTCTTATTTGCCTTTTGGTAGAGCAGAACAATCCATTATCGATAGACGCAACTTCTATAAAAAATGGAACGAGGCGATCGAGACAGAAAAGGGAATGTGGGGGCATGCCTTCTGGCAAGCCCAACAGAAGGTAGACAAGAGAGCAGGAAAGCACACAACCTTCAATACTTATACTCTTATGAATCGGTTAGCAGAAGATAAGACTCAAGCTGAAATTATGTTTAGTCTATGGGATATCGAAGCTAAAGGATATATGACTACAGAAGATCTTTCTGTCTTTGAGTCTCTCGGTAATCTTTCGAGAGGTGGACATAACAGAGCAGCGTTTTCTGGACACCAGAGTAATCGCAATACTCTAGAGGGGCTTAGCCATAAGGGCTGGGCCCAGGGTATGCGTAAAGGGATGACAGAGTTTGGTAGTGGCTGGAGAGGGATAAGTTCCATTTCTATAGAATTATCACAACGCTTAGCTTTAGGAAAAGGGTCAAAGGGTCTGTCTTTTTTATTGCCAACCTTAAAAAAACGATTATCGGAAGTAGATGTAAAGCAAGGCAGCAAACTACAAGAAGAAGTTTCTTCTTTGTTCTCTTCCATTTTCGAAGCAGAAAAGTCTGGATTTAATACTTTTTCATTAATCAGAAAAGATCTTCGAGGAGAAGAGCTCAGGCAAATTATTGCCCATGAAAGAGTGCACCAAAAAGTAAGGGAACATTTTTGGAGTCAGCCTAGAAAACGCACTGGAGCCAGGGAAGAAACTTTCCTAGAGGGTTTTGTCAAAGATGCCGACATCAGTGAAATCATTGAAGATGCTTGGCGTTGGAATACAAAAACCAGAAACTCAACAGAGTCTGGTATTGCAGCTCATCATGAATTTTTAGCACTTGTTGGACAAGAACAAGAAAGAGGATTTATTTTTGGTGGCTACCCTCAGTTTAGAAAAGAATTAAGGTCTGAGGGGGTGTCAAGCCAAATAAAGGGATTCCTTTTATCCTTTTTTAGAAAAAACAAAGATAGTTTTCAAACTTACCCCGAACCCATCAGGAGAGCAGCCAAGACAGCGGCAGAGGAATTAAACAAATTGCCGCCACTGCCGGGCGGGCTTGGGGTAAGAAAAACACTTCTTGAAAAGCCGATAAAAAGAAGAATGAATCTATTGGGCAATGACCCAGAGAAGATTCGAAGACAAAATCTTCTAAGAAAAACAAACCTTAGAAAACAGAAGATGTCTCGTCTTCAGAAGGATGCTGCATTGCGCATGTTAAAATCCCCTATAGGACATTCAAAAGGAGGTAGTTGATGTTTGGTTGGATAAAAAGTGGGGCGACAAAAGCGACCGCCTGGGGTAGTGCTGGAAAAAGAGCACTCACAACAGGATATAATGTTGGAAAGAGAACACTCACAGCAGGCTATGGTCATGCAAAGACAGGAGCAAGATATTCGAAAGAATTAGCTGATCATGTTGGTGGTGGGGCTATGGAAGGTTACAATTTTGCAAGCACAGGAACAAGACACTTTTTAACAGGTAGCCAAAACAAATGGGTGGGGAGAGTTGCTGGCACCGCCATGGTGGGAACATCAAGCTACGCGTTATTCAGTGGTACAGCAACAGGCTCTCAACAAAACTATGCTATGGCAAAACACCTAGATAAGTTGGGAAAAACAATGCTTCAGTCAAGAAGAGCAGCTAACTTTCAACAAGCAGAGATGATGACCTTCTCAAGAAGAAGATTGAGAAGAAATCGCAGTGGAGGAACACAAGGTCTTCCACTTGCTTTAAATAAGCTCCGGAGAGGGGGTAGATAATGAGTGATTGGGCATCCAGCTTCGGGGCCGCAGGAATGGCGGCGGGAGAAGAAATAGCCAATCCTCAACAATGGCGTCAAGTAAAAGCAGCCTACCAGAGCCATATGCCCCAGACAGGAAAGGTAGCTTTTAGTCATATTGGAAAGGCGCTTGAGCCAGGTATCGCAACTCTTATGGGGCGATTCCCGACTGCGCAGGAAGCCTTCCGCCTTTCAAATCTTCGAGATCCCGGCCCGATTACTGTTGGCCTTAAAACAGGTAGAACCTGGGCAGGCTCAACCTGGGGCCAGCGCGCCATGGGGGTTGCAGGCACTGGACTAAGAGCTGCAGCTGGTCCTTTGTTCCTGGCAGGAAGTACCGTACAGGGCTACCGAGAGGGTGGCTTCATTGGAGCTGGACAAGGCCTAGGAAAGGGTATTGTCGGGGCCGCTGTTGGAGAGCACGCGGTCGTTGGACTGGTAAACGCCTGGAAAGCAGGCAAGGTTCAGGCGGCGGCGCGCTCTATGGGTCCAATGGCGCTCCGCACTGCAGGGACTGTGCTGCTCCCAGCCGCTATGACGACAATGGGGGTTGGTTTTATAACCTCACAGACAAGTCGAAGTGCAATGTACAGGAAGAGTAAGCTTCCATTAGAAACGGCTGGCAGTCTAGCTAGTTTCCAGACCAGAGGCGCAACGACGATGAGACAAAGAAGTGTGCAGGCTATTCAACGCTCTCACATCAATGCAAGAAGTGCTTTTGGACAAGAGGCTTCATATCAAGCAATCTCAAGTTTCAGAGGAATTTAATGGACTATCTTCACGAGGATATGAAATATCTTTACATGGAGAACGAATACGGGGTAGCTTACCTAGACTATTCTATGCGTCCTAGTTCTGATTTGGTAGAGTTTTTCAAAGAAAAATACAATATTAAAACGAAGAATATTGACAATTCCTGTGTAGTTTGTCAGATGGATCACTTGCAAAAATATGCTGGAAGGAATGAATACCAAATTTCTGTAAGGGGAGTAAACGTTTTTGGGGATGATCAATTCAAAGAAAAGATTGGGCGACTGCGCAAAGGCCAGAGAGTAATTCTGAAAGAAAAGCACAAAGACAAATGCTTGGTGGGAACTTCTGTTTATTATGGTATTTGTCAAAATGACCAAGACCACACAAGGGTCTATCGAGAAAGTAAGCAACAAATCTCTGATGCTGTATGCCAGACATGCAAGGGTGGCTTTTCGAGCAGAACCCAGAAGATCGAAGGATGGATTCCTTGGAAAGCATTAACTGCCTTTCTTGTCAAGTGTGATTTTATTCCTGAAAGTTATGATTTAAAAAGAGAACTAGTCAAAGAACTGACAGAAGAAGAAATAGAACAATTGAGAATTGTAAGAGACCCTGTCCTCTGGGCTAAAAAAGTCCTGGGTGTAGACTTTCGTGATCACCAGAGGGTGGTCGCTAAATGTACCGCAAAATACAGAGTATCGAGAGCTGGCCGGCGTTCTGGAAAGACATTCGAAGAGTGTGTCTCTACTCTTAGAAAAGCAATTACCGCCTATGTTAAAAGTGATGAGGTGGATGCCGCTGGCACCCCGATCATGAGAGGCCCTCGGATTTTAGTTGTATCTCCATTCTTGGCTCAAATCTCTATGATTTTCGAAGAGATCAAGAAGCTTGTTTCGAGAAATCCAGACATTAAGCTTGTGAGGAACGTAAAGACTCCCTATCATGAGCTTGTCTTTACTAATGGTGCAACAATCAAGGGCTTCACCACAGGAGCTAGTACAGGACAGAATGCGTCCACTCTTCGTGGACAGTGTCTTTCTGGAGAAACTCTTGTTTGGATGGCCGATGGGTCACGAAAGAAGATTTCTAATATCGAGAAGAATGACCTCATCCTCTCTGTAACAAACAATGGAAAGGTAGTCACCTCTATGGTTTCCAAAGTGTTTGATACTACAGAGAAGGAAAAATATGAAGTTCGGTTACGCTCTGGCCGAAGTCTTGTTTGTTCAAAAGATCACAGGCTTCTGAGCAGCACTGTTACTCGAGGAATAAGAAAGAAATATTCTGAATTAGGGAAATCTACCTTTTCTTGGAATAAACTGAAAGATTTAAAAAAGAGTAATCATCTTGCTACAGTAAAGAATTTCACTCTTGACAAACAGGGTGTTCATTTCACAGAAGAGGAAGCACTGTTTGTTGGCCTAATGGCTGGTGATGGAAGTTGTGGAAGAAAAGCTATAAAACACAGTTCGGTTAGATTTACTGTCGCTAATAAAAGAATCGAATCTTTATTTTGTTCAATTCTCGATAATTGGGACGTAGACTGGAGTAGTTACCAAAAGGAAAACTCAAAAGCAGTTGATATTCGTATCAAGGCACCACGAACTAGAAATATAGAAATTGCAGAGCTTTTAGACGATGCTGGAATATGGGGAAGTCTAGCCCCAGAGAAGAAGTTGTCTTCTAAGCTCCTGGCCTCTGGTCCTGCAGTTAGAGCAGCTCTATTAAGAGGCCTAATAGCTACAGATGGCTGGCTTGTTGCTAAGAACAAACAAGTTGAGATAGGGTTTACATCTACAAGTTGTGATCTGGCCTCTCAGTTTTTGCAACTAGTGACCAGCTTTGGTGTTTTCGGAACTTTACGAACTAGAGAAAAATACCTAAAGGGCAAGAAACACAAAAGACAATATGTGGTTACTATCCGTTCTGTGAATGAAGCAAAGCGACTTCTAAAGTCTATCGGACTTATTCCTGGGAAAGAAGAAAAGTCTAAAGAAATCTTATCGTTAGCAAACAGTGCGGGCTTTCCGAATATGAGTTTTAATGATCTTCGTTATGATGCTATCAAGTCTATCAAAAGCAAAGGGGTTGATACACTTTATGATATAGAGGTTTGGGGCACACACAACTTTATAGTTAATGATGGAGTTGTGGTCCACAATTCGGCAGATCTCATCCTTCTTGACGAGGCCGACTTCATGCCTGCAGAGGACATTAAGCAGGTTGTTCAGCCTATCCAGGCGACAACACCGGATGTTGCTGTTATGTCCTCCAGTACACCTACAGGTAAGAGAGAGTGGTTCTATAACCAGTGCACAGGCTCAGCACATGTCAAAGAATTCTACTTTCCGTCTACGGTCCTTGATCACTGGGATCAAGTTAAAGATGAAATTGAAGCCGAGGGAACCGACGAAACCTCCTTCATGCAAGAATACATGGCTGTATTTATTGACCAGGTTGCTGGTATGTATTCTCCACGCCATGTTGCAGAAGCAGAGAAGCCATATTCTTATGGACAGATAGCAAAGGTAACAGTTGGAGATAAGAAGTATTCTCTTAATCGCAGAGAACCGTCTTGGATTTACTCTATAGGTGTTGATTGGAACACAAATGCAGGAGTAGAGGTAGTTGTAACTGGACTAAACCCTGATGCACCAGACTTTGAATTCTGGGTAGTTGAAGCTGTCAATATCTCTAAACAAAATTATCAACAGCACAAAGCAATGGAAGTCATTATTGATTTGAATCAAAAGTGGTCTCCCAAATTCATCTATGTCGATAGAGGTTATGGCGGGTCGCAGATTGAATCCTTGCAAGCATGGTCTCATAAACAAAGGTTTGTGAACCCAGGATCGGAAGGTGCTGCTCTTTATGATCGTCTAAAGGCTTATGATTTCGGAAGTAAGGTTGAATACAGAAATCCTGTAACAAGAAGAAGAGAGAAGACACATGCAAAGGCTTTTCTTATCCAAAACTCAGTCCGACAATTCGAACAAGGAAGAATTCGTTTTTCTTATAAAGACATTACTCTTCACAAACAGCTTTTAAATTACATTCAAGACGGGATCAGTCCTACTGGTATTCCAAGGTATGGCATGAACGATGCGAAGGTTGGAGATCACCGACTCGATGCTCTTAATCTTGCCCTAATCGCTTATATTTTAGAGATGTCTGATTATGCACCCCGACTTATGAGTAGTCCAAATGTTGGCTTTACAGAGGGCATCGGCGCAAGGTTTGCTAATAATGATGGTCCGCTGCCGAAAGAGGCAATGGATGACTTTAAAAAGAACTTTCCTGGCGGTGCCGGGATGCCAGGGTTTTTAGAAGTAAATTATGATCCTGGTTACGTTCAACAGAGAGAACATCAACGAAGACAAGCACAACCTGGAGGAAGGTCTTTTGAAAGGACCCCCCAAGGCCATGCTGGTACCATTCGATCCGGATGGGGTTCGGATACCGAATGGAAACACACTAAGAAAGCTACCTCTAGATCTTCTGGTATTCGAAGAAGAGGGAAGCCCAAGAGAGGTAAGATCTAATGATTTCTCCTATTGTAAGCAGAAGTATTGTTCAAGCAGGTATAAAAACTGGAATCGTTACGGCTGGTGCCGCTCTAGGTACCGGACTCGCGAGCGGCTTTGCGGCTGGTGTGTGGAACGATAAGTTTGGAACTGGCTTTGTTTCTGGCGCTAGTATGGGAGCCAAAACAGCTCTTGGCGTTAGCGCATTAAAATATGCGCGACCGGCCTGGAAAGCTGGAGGACAAGCCATGAGGTTTATGCACAAAAACCATCAAAGTATTTGGGCAACACATGGTGGTATGATTACGACAATGGCTGTTGGTGGTCTTGCGAATACTTTTATGAGCCCAACCGATTCTGGACTCCTTAACTTTACAATGGGGGCTATTGGTGCTGGAGTAGGAAGGAAAACTCTCTCAGGACAATACAGAAAGATGATAGTAAAAAAAACTGCTCGCCGGCGTGTAAATTTACTTTCTAAACAACAGCAACGTGGAGGATACTCAACGATGATTGCATGGGCAGCTGGAGGAACAGGAACAGGATTAGCTGCAGCCACTGGTGTCGGTGCTTCTGCTGCACACTCCCTGCTGGGCTCTTCTAATCAATCCAAGAAAATGAATAGGATTAACAGATAATGGGACTCAAGTTTTACAATTCAAATAAAGTCGCCTTTTCTGACTTGTCAGATGTTCTTATTACTTCACATAACGGAGTAAAGGGAGAGATAGTAACCGCCTTGATCTACTTAAAGAACGATAGTATTAGTGTTTATTATGACAACCTGACTGTTACTCCAGAGTCATCTCTCGGGGATGAGAATATTTTAGGCATCTATGGAAATGGGAGAGGAATGCAATTGAGTACTGGAATTAGAGAACCGACCCCCTTCGAGTGGGACGCGGTTGTCGCAGGAGATCCGATATCCTTATCAGCGATTGGGACCTCCTCTCAGGCAGATATTACTAGTTACCATCCTTTCTGGGCGAGGATAACAATCCCTGGGAATTATGAAGCCCAAAGCTTCACTGACGTTTCTCTCAAAGTAGCCTATACAGAACATGTGGTTGGTTAATGTCTGACAAAAAGAAAGCCCTAGAAATACTTGAAGGAATTAATCGAATTCGGCGTGAGGTTGATGACCAACCCCTTCCACGTCCGACAGACGAAACTGTCAAAAAGCTCTTGAAGGCTGATCCGAAAGAACCACTGGATATTGATCAGTTTCTTAAGGACGCGTCAGTGACCAGTGCCCTAACTGGTCTTGACTATATTCCAGAAGAAAATATCAAGGACTTTGATCCTAATGACCTTTATCAAAAAGCAAAGGGTCTCAAAGAGAGGATGGAAGTCATTGATGGAGAACTACAAAGTCTGGCAGGAATTCTAGATAAAAAGGTAAAAGAGAAGGGCCTTACCGTCAAAGTCAATACTCGAAAAGATTTAGCCCTACGTGCTGCAATCAAGAGAGTGTTCGGTGAAGTGACGAACAAGATTACCTGGCCAATGTATCAGCAAGCACTTGAGCTTCGTAATCAATTCAATAAAGAAGAACTTGACTCTGTTTTTTCTGAAGAGGAGGACTAATGCCTTTTCAAGCCCAAGATGAAGTAAATCGCCAGAAGAGAGACTTGGAAGAACAATATGAAAGAATGTTTGCAAAGATTGGACGGGACTTTGTCACCAGAGAAGATATGCAGACATTCATCGATGCTCTTACTGGTTTCTTGAATACGCTACTTCCAGACTCTGCAGATTTATCCATAACTCAGTCTGGGGCTAAGTCTTTAGCCAAGGAATATAAAAAGAATCTCGACAGAGGAAAAAATATTGCTGACAAATATGAAGATCTTGTTGAATTTGATTCAGACGAAGAAGAGACTGAATAATGGCAGCTTTAATAACAACTACTCCTGGAACAGAGACACCTTTACAGAATTCGAATCCTTATATTGAAGCAGACCTTCATCTTATTATCAAGGCTTATGAAGAAGGTGCGAGGAAATCAGGAACAGAGGAAGGCATTCTGGGTTCTCAGCTAGGAGAAATTGAAAAGCAAAGAGGAATGATTTCTTCTCTAGGTGGATTAATTGATACCTTTGCAGGTATGGAGTCTGCCGAAGAAAACGAATCTGGAAAACTAGTCACCCTTGGTAAACAAGCTATTAGCAAATTTAAGGAATGCATTCCCTGTGATGACAGAGTAGAGTTCGGATGGGAAAATCTTCCCTTCCCTTCCTTTATGGAATTACTGAGTAGTTACCTAGATCAGATCGAAAATTTCATTGAGAAACTAAAAGGCCTGTTAGATCCTACAGGCTTCTATTCAACAATTTGTCCTCTCTTAGATGCTTTAAGATTTACCTGTCCTCAGGATCTAATTATTGTTCTCGCCTTATTGGCTTTCCTAATTGAGCATTACCTTACGTTAAGCTTTAAGTTAGACATTGATTGGATTGGGGTTCTTGGCGCATTGCTACTACCTATCCTAATGTTTATCCTTCTCTTGCTTGATATGGTGGCTCAGCTTGGCTTAGGGGCTTTGGGTTGTTTTATAGATTATGTAATTAATTTCATGAACTCTCTGACAGCAGCAGTGATGAGTCTAGAGCATGCTGTCGAAACCTCTGTAGCGGCAGCACAAGGCACTGCAAGCTCTTTTAGAGAAGGCCAGGAACGAAGGGCTGGCTTTGATGAAGAGGCCGAGTTCGATAGATTTGACGAGCCTGAAGAAGACCTGGATGAAACCTCTGTTGGAGGATTCCCCAAGTGGAATATAAACATTGCCCCGACCGGGGGGTATGTGACTCATAAAGATGTTCTTGGGTCAATATCAGCAATTGAGTCTTTGCTTCTTGGAACACAGGATGTAAAAGAATTAATTGAAAAATGGAGAGCAAAATACAAGAAAGCTGTTCGGGTACTTATCGATATGTTGGGTCGAGGCCTAACTCTCAGAATGGATTATGCTGCAATTCTTGTTGATTTAGTTCGACTGGTCGGCTTGATTAGAGCGATCACCAAAGCTATTCAAAGCGATAGCGTTTGTACAGATCCAAGTCAAGCACTTTCTGCTGTAGACATTCAGGCTCTTATCGATCAACTAGCACAAACAAACAGTCTCCCCTCTGGTGTTGAAATTGTAATAGAAAATGAGAGTCTCACTGTTAGTGATACAATATTAGAAACGTCGAAACAAGTTCCGTCCTGTCTCGGTTTGCTCAATAGCGAGGAACAAGACAAGATTGCGGAATGGATTAAGGATCTGGAGTCTACAGACTAATGCTTGAATCTACTGACAACAAGATAAAGGTCAATATAGTCTCTTCTACATTTACAATGTCCGATGCTGAAGAAAATCCAAAAGGGAAACTGAAGCCGGCAATGCAGAAGCGTATATCTGACCCCGCTAGGTCTTATGGGTCTCGCAATTCTTTCGCTCAGCCCGAATATGATCTTGAAGAGATTAATAGAATTGAGGATGTCGAGGCCTATGTAAGACAAACACATAGGAAGAAAAGAGGACTTGCCTTCAAGGAGGGCTGGGACCTAGTAGCCAAAGACCAAGATGCTTTGGCTTATGTCAATAGGAGGATGTTAGAAACAGGTTTTGCCCAAGGTAAGCCATGGAGAATTCTTCTAAAAGAAATCATCAATGATCTTGTGACAAAGTCCAACGCTTACTTGGTGAAGGCAAGAAACCCAAAGATTTCTTCTGGCCAAGCTCGACGTATTGGAGGTTCTTCCCTGAAACCCGTCGCCGGTTATTTTATAATGCCTCCTGAAACCGTGGAGATCAAAAGAAACGAATACGGAAAAGTAATCAAATACAAACAAACCGTAGAGGGGAAAGAAAAAGAATTCTCTCCGAATGATGTTGTGCACTTCTATATTGACAAAAAGACAGGTTTTGCTACGGGTACACCACTCCTGACTCCAGTCATCGATGACATTCGTACTCTACGTCGTATTGAAGAAAATATTGATCTTCTTGTTTATCAAAACCTATTTCCTTTGTTTCAGTATCAGGTCGGAACAGACAACGATCCTGCTGTAATATACCCTGACGGCAGTTCAGAGATTGATGTTGTTCAGCAAGAAATTGAATACATGCCCCCAGAGGGAATGATTGTTACTCCAGAACGACATAGCATTTCTCTTATTGGTTCTGAGGGCCGAGCCTTACGTGCGGAGGGATACCTGAAGCACTTTAGAGATAGGGTTTTTGCTGGTCTCGGTGTTTCAACTGTTGACTTTGGAGAAGGCGGCACAAGCAATCGTTCCACTGCTGATACCATGTCTCAAAACCTAAGAGACGAGGTTAAAGATATTCAGGATGATTTTGAAGCTCAGTTTGATTATTTTGTAATTCAAGAACTTATGCTGGAAGGTAGTCTCGACATCACTGATTCTGACAAAATGGTTCACCTTCAGTTCAAGGAGATTAACAAAGACCAGAAGATTGCTTGGCAAAACCACATGGTTCAGCTCTTCACTCAGCACGCTATCAACTTTGATGAACTTCGGGTTGCGATTGGACATGATCCAAAAACTCCAGAAGACGAAGAGTGGTGGGAGCAGACTTATTGGAAACTCATTCAAGAGCCTGAGCTAATTATTCAATCTATTGATGAAAGATATTTACCTGAAGTTGCTGCAGAGAATAATTCAACTGCAGTGCAATCAGGGAATGTCTCTAAGGGTGATCAGCGTGCTAAGCAAGAACAACAGGCAAAGAAAGTTGCCCCAGCAAGTGGCAAGACAAGTGGACAACGTTCTGGAGCCGCACGCAACAGGCCAGCGAATCAGCACGGTACTAGAACAGGACCGAAAACAAATAAAGACTTTATTGATAATTTAATCAATGAGTCTTTCCAAGTTATCAAATCTGATGTTCTTTTTTACAAGAATACCAGCGCGTCGGAAGCATGGATTGATCGGATTATCGATGCCTGGCATCGTGACCTTACTGACAAGTTTAAAGCGCTCGCCGCTAGAGAATTCAGAAACGGAGTTAGGGCAAGTGGCTTAAGCCTGACAGATACAGTTGTTGTAACAGGTTTCAAGACAGTAGAAACTTATCTCGACCACTATCTTCTTAAGCTTAGGGATGATATATCTCGTAGAGCTAAAAAATACAAAATGACCGACTCCGATACTTCTGTTCTTGATATTTCGAAGGGGCGGCTTAACGCTATTTACAATACTGAATTAACTAGATCTTATAACTATGGAAAACTAATGGGTTACAGAAGCCAGAATATAGAAACTGTGTATAATAGTGCTAGTGAGTCTGATTGTGAAGAGTGTTCTAACTTTAGTGATGTGAAGTTGAAAGTCAAAAAGGTATCAATTGCCGATATTCCTCCTCATCACCCAAACTGTAAGTGTTCTGTAGGAATTAAGAATGGCTAAGAAAATTTACATTTATGACTCCATTCTCTTAAACCCTGACCTCAAAAAACAATGGGACAAGGACCAAAAGCTTCATATGATTGATTCTTTTGTCCGGGCGGGTACTGGAGTAGAGATTACTGTACGAGCAACGCACGCTGCTCGCATCACCCGAAACAATGGTTTGTACTTGCCTGCAAAAATGAGAGACGGTATCAAAAGCTTTGTTTCCAAAGACGGAGGAGGAACATCATCCTTCAACAAGCCTGTTCTTACAGAGCATAATACTTATGACGCTCCTTTGGGTCGTGTAGTCGCTGCAGAATATATAGACACTTCCGGTGAAGTGTTTGGTCGTATTTCTGACAAGTACAGTGATGTTAAGGACGCTATAGCTGCTTTACCCACAATGAATAGAATGTGGCAGGCTGTCGATGCTGTTGAATCTTTAGTTCACTCTGGTCTTCTGTTCTCTAAAGACTTTCAGGGGTTAGGGTTTGGACGAACTACACTTCAAGTGACAGACTCTGACGCGATGACAAAGGTTCTTGATGGCCGTTACCAAACTGTGTCTACCCGCGCCGCCACAGATGCCGCAGTGTGCTCTTGTTGCAAAACAGATTGGGTTAGTGATGGACGTTGTGAGCATGATGTTGGAGAAATGGTTGATGGCGCGCCCATGTTTCTTATCGCAGGAAATCTCTCATACGAAGAGGTCTCCTTTGTAAATATTCCGGCAGACAGTGAGGCTGTTAGTGAAGGTGTGAGGATTGTAGATTTACATGAAAATGCTGAAGAAATTACACCGGTTTATACTGACAATTTACGATCGACTCCTTACGAGCTGCTTTCAATTACTGATAGTGCTGGTGTTGTTGATGGCATACAGCAGGCAAATACTGACGTTCTTGATGGTCTCTCTGTTTCTGACAAAGAAGAGAAAGAAGTAGAAGTTAAGCAAATGACAGATACTCAAAGTTGTCTCCTAGATCTTTACAAAGACCTACACGAGGGCCGCGAAGTAAATTGGGAAGATGCATTCGATGGAGAGACAATGATGGAACAACAGGCTTTGCTTAGATTCCATGATGGTCTTCATTGGGAATGGGATAATACAGTTCGAGAAGAAGACGAATGGTCTTTATCCAGAAAAGAGCAAATGCCTACAGATGTATATAAAGTTCACGCAAAACTTCATGCTATACTTGAGGAGAAAGGTTTGCGCGGAGCGATGATCAATGGTCCCTTGGATCAATTCAGCATAGCTGGAGAAGATACCGGGGAATATGTTCTAGTTAACAAAGATTCAAAGGAAGACGATTTAGATATGGAACTATCCGATTTACTAAAGCGTACTTCAGAATTTGAGATTGAAGATCTTAAGGATGCGATTACGCAGCTTACTTCAGCCGTAGAGGAAAAGGAAAAGGTAGCGAAAGCTCCGGACCTCAACACCCTGGTCGATAAGCTCGCCGCTCTAGAGGAGCAAGTTTCTCAGCTTGCAACTCAACTAACTGCACAGGAGGGTCTAACCGACTCTGCTGATGAGCAGCTAGAGCAAATCTCGGGAGAGTACAAAACTCTTCTCGCGGATCATGTTTCCCTACTTCAAAAACTCAATGGTACTGAAGGAGGACTTGAGGCCATCAAAGACAGTCTCAAGGAAAAGAATGTTCAAGAACTCAAAGATTCAGTCGGTGATCTTCTAAAGACTGCCTGTGAACTTGAGATTCTAAAAACAGAAAAAGCAGAAGTTGTTCTCGATGATCCTACTCTTGCTCAAGACGGAAAGAAGGCAGCAAAAACTGTCGACAATCTTGACAGATGGGGCCAGCTAGTGGTTGAGAGATATACTTCAATTTGTGATGACCAGGATGAAGAGGCGGCGCTCAACTATGTTGATAGCATGATGAAGCGTGGCTTTATTGATTCTGGATTTGATATCAAGGATTACCTAACTGACAAGGAGAATTCATAATGAGTTTTAACAGTTATACCCCTACTAGTAGACAGTGGGATCATGTAGGTAACCTCGTTCCTAACTTTGAGCACAGTGAGGGGATCCGTCCGCACTTCAACTCTATTCCGGCTCCGTGGCTCCCTGTTGTATTTCAGGATAAGCACTACGAGAATTGGATTGTTGTTGCTGCTGGAAAGGCCGTTGGTCTAACCCGTGAGGGTGATGTCTGTCCTGCTGGTCTCCGTGTAAGCTGGGCTGCTGCTGCTGGCGGTGATACAGTCCTAACCTACACTGCCAACGATGTTACGGAGCAGGTTATCGACCTGACCACTGGTGCGGTTGTTTCAGCTGCTACTTCTTACACTCTAACCCAAGTTCAGACTGCTCTTCGCAGTAGAGGCCTAATCGGTTCCGCCGAAACGCCCGATGCGTTTGTATCTATGCCTGTTGGTGTAGCTGCGCAGTCTTACTACGTATGGGCCTCAACCTCTCGTGATGGCTTCAAGCCTGCGGATCTCAAGTTCCACAACTTCCGTATGCAACATCAGGTAGCGGTCCTTTGCGACTATGTAATTCGTGTACCTCACTTGGCGTCCGCGTCGACTGACGAGACACTAGATGCGGCTCTTACTGGCTCAACTCTCACCTATGGTGCGGGCAACCTCTTTAGTGCTGCTAACGTTATTGCGACTGTTCGCTATAGCGGTGTTACAAGTACAGACTTTATTGCTGCTTCTCTAACCAACTCTGCGTTGGCTAAGAGCACTGCGAGAACTACAATCTCTGCTGATGATTCTACGCTCCTACTTCGTGAGCGCACTAGCGTTGATGGTATGTCTCAGTCCGGTGACTATTACCTCGATTACGAAGCTGGCGTTGCCTTCTTCTGGGTCTCTGGTGGAGCTACCGTTCCAGCACGCGTAAGCGGTACTGTACTTTCTTACAACCATTACAACAGCGTTCCGACTTCTGTCCACGATTATGTCGCTGCGACAGGGCTACTTCGCCCCGGTTCACTCGTTGAGGTCGATGGTGACTCTAACTTTACATTAGCTACTGGTACCGGTATCAATACCGTTATGGGCCAGGTCCTAGGCTTTATTACACATCCGAGAGACAATCTTGACAAAGTCAAGACACATTACTCGTCTCTTGGTACTGTGAACCAAATGCCTGGTACTGCAACCTCTGGTTTTCCTGACACTCTAAATGTCAGTACAACCGGTGCCGACCGCGAAGTAATCATCAACCTAATCAGTCGATAAGGAGAGAATGATGTCCGGTTTTGAATTTAAAGACACGAACCATGCTCGCTCTATTCTACAGAGTGGCGGACTCGATCTCGTGACTGGTAAAAGATTTGAGATGATGGATGTTCTAAATACATCCAATGCTGGCCCCCTACTTCCTAAGGTTGTAGTCCAGATCATCCAAGAGGCACAAGAGCCTCTCCTTGTCGGTACCAGTTTGCTAGATCAGATTCCGTATCAGTATGGCCAGTCAATTGTTTTCCCAGCGATGGGTGCAATGACTGCTGACGATATTGCAGAAGGTCAAGAGTACCCAGAGCACCAGCCCCAGATTGGCGGTGCGACGGTTACCGCTAACGTAGGTAAGGTTGGTATGGCTTTTGGTTTCACTGAAGAGATGATTCGCTACAGTCAGTTTGATCTCATGGGTCTATACATGAGACAAGCTGGTCGTGCGATGGCTCGTCACAAAGAAACCAAGATCTTCCAACACGTCCTTTCGCTAGGTGTTAAGGTATTCGATAACGCTGACCCCACAACTAGTTCACACGGTGTAACCACTGGACGTGGCCTAGCTGGTGCTGCGAATGGTTCCATGATAATGGATGACCTTTTCGACATGATGGCACAACTTATCCATCAGGGCTTCGTTCCTGATACCATTCTTGTTCACCCGCTTACATGGCTAATGTGGGTTAAGGATCCGACTATGCGTTCTTTCGCGCTACAGTCAGGTGGTGGAAGCTTCTTCCAGCGATGGCAGGGTTCCCCCGCTGCTCGTTACCCGATCCAGAATGGGCCCCAAGGTAAGCTTGGTCTAAGTGGTGGTCGTGATATCGTTCCCGGTGGAAACGCTGGTTCACAAAGTGCTTCTGGAGTCAATGACTATGACCAGAATGCCACTGGTGCTCCCGTTCTTCCGAGCTACATGCCCTTCCCATTCCGAGTAATTGTTAGCCCCTTCATGCCATTTGATCCGGATACTCTACTTACTGATGTAGTTGTATTCCAGTCAGGCGAGCTAGGTGCAATGCTTGTTGATGAAGCTCTTACGACCGATGAATGGAGTGATCCTCGTGTCGATGTCCGCAAGATTAAGCTTCGTGAACGTTACGGCATTGGTATCTATAATGAGGGTCTTGCCATTGCAGTCGCCAAGAATGTTAAGGTTGTTCCCAACCAGATCGTTCTTCCGGCACAGCTAACGCAGACTGTATCTGGCGAGGTTGCTGAAATTCCTGCTACTACCGCTGTAGTTTAATCTACCGGTAGTTAGTTCAACCCTGCTAACTATAAAGCTCTGAAGCCCACAGGGGCCAGCTGGTTCTCACTGGCTGGCCCCTCATTGTAGGAACCAACATGAATAGAGAAGAATTACGCCTTAAAGCAATGGTTGAGGCCACAAAGAAAAAACTAATTAAAGAGAATGCTGAATACGACCACTTCAGTATTATAGAAGGAGACAATGAAGAAATATTCATTGAGGCTAGAGGCCTTCCTTCTGATAGTCAACTTGAAGAAATACGTAAACTATACCAAGAGAAAGATCTCTGGATTGCTCGCTGTGCAAATAGAACAGAAGAAACCAGAAAGCTTATGGACAAGCTAGACCAAGAAAAGCGTAAGAATAAAGAACTTAGTAATAACTGGTGGGTCTCCCTGGGGAGAACCTTCAGGCTTATCAAGGATTAAAGTCTGTGGCTGCCCCTACTGTTCAAAATGTATTTCCGTCCGATAGCGCTTCTGGTGTTGTTCTTGGAAGCACTGTATGGGTTGTTTTTGATCAAGAAATTGATCCAGTTTCAATCAATAAAGCCTTTATCGTTGAAGGCCCCGACACTGATCGATGGACAGGTGGTGGTCTACAAACTTTCGATAGGGCTGAAACGCCAGAGCCTGAACTGTTCTTAGACAGTCCAAATTATCAAGGCTTGGTGGCTGGCACATTTACCTTTGAGAAACTTGATGCAGACGACAATGCTGTTTCGTCTGGAACTTATTCTGCTGGTGCAGGCGCATATAGAACTAAAGCTATCTTTTCTCCCAGCAAGAACTTATCTCCTAGCACAACCTATACTATTTACTTAGCTGGTGATGAAGATTCAAGTGACACCATTCGCGTAGGCTTGGCTGCTAGGACTGTTTTCGATGTCTCCTTGGGTATGAACCTCGGGTCGGGCACAGCAACAGTCTCAGGGGGGTATACAGGCACTATAGACGATGGTTATATAGTAGAGATAACAACTGCAGGGGACATAGGTACGGCGAAGTACCAGTGGTACAAAACATCTGCCCCTAGTCTCGTCCGAACAGGAACTACAAGCACAAACGAAGTTGAGTTAGACAATGATGTTTATATTACTTTTGGTGGAAGTGGCTTTATAGTAGACGACAGCTTTAGCTTTAATGTTTCTGCTCCTTTGTATATGACCACGACTTATAAGTGGACATTCACCACTGGGTCAGGTTCGATTATCTCCCTTCCCAGCACTACAAGTACTACTGTTTTGGGTGGTACTTCTACTTCTACGAGCACGACTGCACTCAGTGTTTCTTCTACTAGTCCTGTAGATAAGTCTACTCGTATTTCTGTTACTAAAAAGAGAATAACTGTAACCTTCTCTGCCAATATCGATTCAGACACAATTACTCAGGAAACAGTCTCTGTTACTGTGAATCCTGTAGATGGTGTGTTTGATGGAAGCGATTTGAGCGAGATAGGGGCAGTACCCAAAGTCCTTACCGTCAGTGGCAAGGACTTATATATTGATATATAAGGAGTAGGTTATGGCATTCGCTAGTGTTGAATATCAAAGACTTTACTACAACGCGGCTGGAGATTTACTACGTACAGATATTATTAAAATGTCTGGAGAAGTGCGCCGCCGCGATGCATTTTATCTAGGAGTTAGACCAACAACAACATCTGTTTCAGGCCATCCTATTCCTGATTACGGAACCTGGCTGCTTCACTCCAACGGTGGTCGTCGAATAGAAAGTACAACTTTCATTGGTCCGGCAGACAGAGTTGTTTCTTCTATCGAAAGCACAGGGCCTGCAGATGCTACAGGGACTACTGTTACTTGGAACTATGGACCAGGGACGTACACTAT